TCATGGTAGCAGAGGATTTGGTGCTAATCTTTACAAAGAAGGATTATACAAAGCACAGCAATTTAGACAAGAATTAAGCCCTAATAGTAATCCTAAACACCCATGGATTCCTTTTGATACTAAAGAAGGACAGGATTATTGGGAGGCTTTACAGATTACTAGGAAATGGACAAGACATAATCATGCAATAATTCATGGTCTAGTATCTCATAAAGTTTGTTGCTTACAGGGAAATAGATTCTGGAATGAACATAATTTTGTGTTCAAGAAGGATTATCTCTTCTATCATGCTAAGGGAGCAACTCCTTTGGATGATGTTTTTGTTCCAGACTCATACAACGGACTACGATTAATACCTATGAATATGAAAGATGGGATATTAATTGTTAAGGGAGAAACTACATATACTAATCTTGGGTTTGCTCCGCATGGGGCTGGGCGTAACTATAGTCGATCAGACCATAGACGATCTAAATTAGATTCAACAGGTAAAACAAAAGAACAAATTGTACAAGAAGAAACAGCCGGACTTGACGTAAGATTCTTTTCTGGACAATCTGATATAACTGAACTACCATCAGCATACAAAGATGCCAACAAGGTTAAAGAACAGATAAAACACTTTAATCTTGGTTCTATTGTTGATGAAATAAAACCTTATGGATGTATTATGGCTGGCGAAATAGATAAACCATGGAGGAAAAAGTGAGAATTATAAGCGAAAAATACTATGGTTCAGACCAAAGCAAATCCCTTTCTTCTGCTATCATAGAGTATGATGGTAGATTGTTTAGAATTGCTGATTATTCTCCAACTAAATTATTTGTATGGTCAGGATTAAATGGCTGGCTATACATAGATAACGGAGATAGGAAAGAGACAACAAAAGAACATATAGAACAATTCCTTCCAGTAATGAGAGCATTTAGTAATGAAAAAGAAAACTTCTAAAAAGAAAAACAAAGCTAAAACCGATCCTGTTCTATCTAGATTAGACAGATTAGAAGAATCAATGAGTGAGCTAATTGATCTAGTAGAACAAATAAGATTTAGACTTCCATATGTTCCTTTGAATGGAGAGAAAAATTATCCTTATCCAGAACAGCCTATAGTTTGGTGGTAAATGAGAAAACTAGCTAGTATACAAACAATTAAATACATTAAACCTATTCCAGATGCCGACAGTATAGAAACTGTGGGAGTTTTAGGTTGGGAAGTTGTAAGTAAGAAGGGTGAATTTAAACCCGGCGATCTTTGTGTATTTTTTGAGATTGATTCTTTATTACCAGAAATTCCAGAGTTTGAATTTCTTCGTAAGAGTTGTTGGAATGATAATCTGAAAAAGTATAGACTCAAGACAGTAAAGTTGCGTAAACAACTGTCTCAGGGTTTAGCTTTACCATTGTCTGTCTTTCCTAACCTAGCAGGATTGACCGCTGGTTTTGATGTTACCTCTCTGTTAGGTGTTGAAAAATATGAACCACCTATTCCAGCACAAATAGTTGGAGATGCCAGATCTTTTATTTGGCCCATAAGTAAAACTGATGAAACAAGAGTTCAATTAGATGATGAATACAAATTTATTGAGAGTTTAACCGGCAAACCATACTATATTAGTTTAAAATTGGATGGTACAAGCTCCTCATTCTTAATTGACCCTAAAGATGGAACCTACCATGTTTGTGGGCGTAATTATAGTTATCGTAGATCCCATGACCACTCATTCTGGAAAATATCTGAAAGATATAATATTGAACAGGGATTGAGAAACTTTTGGGAAAGGGGTCACAGACTAGCATTACAGGGAGAAGTTGTTGGGCCGGGAATACAAAAAAACCCACTAGGATTATCTCATGCTGATCTTTACATATTTAATGTGATAGATATTAGAACTGGTCAGAAGTTATGTTTAGATAAATCTTTAATTGTAACCTCTCAACTTGGTTTGAATTTTGTTCCTATAGTTGACAAAGGCTCAAGTTTCGGATATACTAAGGCCGATCTACTAGAGATGGCAAAGGGCAAATATAGCCAACACTTTAACTCTGCTAAACCAAGTCAAGATCGTGAAGGAATAGTAATTCGCAGCATTTGTGGAGAGATCAGTTTTAAGGCTATTAATAATGATTTCTTATTGAAAGAATAAAATGTGGCAGATTGAAGATCATATTCCTATCAGTCAAGCACTACAATTAGAGAATCTTAAAGCTCATTATGGATTTAGTTTAAACTTTGTTGAAGTTACGATTCCTCTGACCGTTAATGAAATGATTGATATTTTTGGAAATAAATGTAAAGAATATTCTAGACAATGTGTTATATGTAAAGCTTGGGATGATTGGCATCTTAATACTTACAAGGTAAAAGTAATAGTTTCTAGAGACTCTATTGTAAAGGCAGCAAAAAATGACTAATATTTCCTTAACAGATATAGAGAACTTAAAAAAGATTCTTGATAACTGTTTAATTTATACTGACCTTAAAGGAGAAAAATATGTGTCACTAGAAAAAATTTATAAGGAACTCAAAAGAGAATTTAAAATGGAAAAGGCACTGGGCAAAATTGAGAAGGTTAGTTTTGGATATGGTGGATACCAAGATATGCAATTTGGTCTTACTGTGACATTAAGTTTTCGAGGTATGGGTTGTATTGATTTTATTGAGGGTGGATGGAGCGAAGATGTTAAGGTGGATAAGTATACTAAATGGACAGAAGAAGATCGATCTAATCAAAGAGTAAAGATGGTCAAAAAAATTAACGAACTTCTTAAAGATGCCAAAGTAAATAGTATTGACCAGCTAAAAGGCAAGCCGATAGAAGTTACTAATGAAGGACTCAAGCTTAAAAGCTGGAGAATTCTTACAGAAGTATTATGACTAATCAAGAATTTTTAGATAAGCTACGAACTTTAGTAGTAGACTATGATAGAGATCATAGAGAATATCCAGAAAGTGAATTTGAGGGGCTTGCATTTTATTCTCACGCTCTATATGCTTTAGGAATCGAAGACGATTCTAGTAATATTGAAGATCAATATCCAGAAATTTATAAGAGAAAACTTCATTACTATGACTAAATCAGAAAAGCTAAAACTAATACTCATATATAGTGTTACTGGATTATTTGTTACGTCCTGCATATACTGGAACGATCCACTATTATCGTTGTTGTCTATAGGATTTATACTAGGATTTATGTCACATGAAACTTTTTTTACAGAAAGAAAATATGATGAGAAATAGTGATTTTGGTATTCTTGGTGGAATAATTCTACTAGTAATAGTACTGTTGTTTCTATCTCCTTTTATCAGTATTTGGTCGATCAATACTTTGTTTCATACTGATATTTCTATTAATTTGTGGACATATCTAGCAGCACTGTGGCTAACAGGATTAGTCGCTGGTAGTGGAGTAAGATCAAAATGATAAATGTTCTGGCCTTTCTCAACGTCATTTTAGGCTTATTCAGTTTTATTCCTTGTATTATGGCTGGGGGCATGAGCATGGATAGTCCTCAAGCACAGGAGAGTTTTTGGGCGCATGTAATATGTTTGATGATAATGTCTTTTCCATTAGTTTGTTGGATTTGTGCGGGGTTGGCCTATTATTTTAAATCTTACCTAATAGGACTATATCCTATAATTGAAGCAGTTTTATTCGTAACAACGCTATGGGTACTATCAAAATGAGTTTCCTAAAAGGTTTTACCAGTTTATTTGATTGGATGTTTCCTAAGACTCTTGATGAGAGTATGCAAGACCTATATGATAACATGGGATGGGGAAAGTATAGTGCCTATCCAACAGCATCAGCATTTAATATGGCAGTAGATATTACTTCTACAAAAGAACCCCCTCCACAAACTATTTATGCCAGCAAAGAAACCTTAAATCAATTATTGCTAGATATGAATAAAAATATGCCTAGCGATATCAAATTAACTAAAGATCAAGAGTTTACTATTTGGTGGCTATATGATCGTGAGGCTGGTAGATTTCCAAACAAAGATACTATCATAGTTAATGGGATCAACATCACAGAAACTGTTAGAGAATTACTAAAAGATAGGTTATTCATATGACAACTAAAATAATTGTTAATAGTATACAGGAAGCCTATTCAGAATTTATGTCGGGCTTTACCAAACTACTGCCATCTTTAAACAAAGATAGTATTGGTCAAATAGATAATATTAGTATTTTTACAGCAAAGATACCTGAAACAGAAAATATGAATGAGGTTTATGGGTGGGCTGAAATAAATAAACAAGATTATGGTTATGCTGTTTACTGGAAAGATACTGGAGAATTTACCCCAAAAGATTTGCTACAGTATTTTCATAAAGAAATGGTTGAATCATTCTATGCAGTAACATTTAGTGAAATACTGTTTCATTCCCATAAAGATAAAAAAGATAATCATAGATATCATATTAATGCCCGAGGATTTTAAAAATATGAATAATAAATTAACTTACGATGAATTGATACAAATAAATGACGAACTAAGATATATCATAGCTGACTTAAAAAAAGAAAAAGCAGAATTTGAAAAATGCACAGCGAGAGTTTATTCGCCTAATAAAAGTTATAAAGACTTAGAAGAAAAACTAGCAAACTCAGAAGAGCAAAGAAAAAAAGATATAGATGAATTATGGACAACAAGAATAATCCCTTTACAAAAGAAAACTGAAGAACAAGATATTAAACTTAATAATGCATTTAAGTCTGATCTTAATAATTTGCAACGAATTAAAGACTTGGAAAGAGTGATAGAGAAACAAAATGTTGTTATTAATCTTGCTGCTGGCTACATTAGTTCAACTCCTCAGTTTAGTAATGAGCATCCTATTAATGTTAAGAAGTGGTTGATGGGTGGTATGGAATGAGCGATTTATATTTTAATGTTAGGTTTGGGTCTTATCATTACAAATTTGGTCCAAGAGGATTCAAGATTCAATATAATGACTATCATAGTAGATCTAATAGAAAATCAATAGAGAACTGGAAATGGTTTGAAGTCTATGAATGGTTTAATAATCTTAATAAGAGATAAAATATGACTAAATACAGTATATGCGAATTCCAAGATGGAAATGGTAAAAGATGGTATCAGATTAAAGTACATTGTAGGTGGCTATCACCATATTTTTATGGTGCGACTACTTATGCTAATTATGATACTCCTGCTAGGTGGAGAGAACCGACCAGATACTTTGTTTATGAATCAGCAGAGGCTACGGTTCAAAGATTGTTACAAGAAGAAAAAGCTAAAAAAATAGAATTAATAGGCTGCAAAGACTATGAGTAAATACAAAATCTGTAAATTTGTTAATGGAAATGGAGAAGAATGGTATCAAGTTCAGAAAAAATGTTTGTTTTTTTGGTATTATTTGTGGGGTTATAAAGGTGGAGCGCCAGAATTTACTCCAACTAGAATTCCATTAGTTTTTAACTCTGTAAAAGATGCTATCCATCACATCGATCTGCAAGAAAGTGTGAATAGAAGTATAACTATTAAGAAAGTAGAGTGTTTTGATTATGTTCCATAATCTTGAACCAGACCCCATATTCAAACTAATGTTTTCTATAGTAGCAACTTTAGCAACACTGGGTATGGTGACACTATTGCTTCTTATAGGACTAGGAATGTGGAAATTTGTGGAGTTAATATCATGACTACTAAAATAGAACCATATCAACAATTCCTCATAGTATCTGCTATGATTTTGTTCATATTATCATTTTTAATTCCTGAAAAGTATAATTTATATGACTATCTCAAATCTATACGATTACAATCTTATAATGAGAAACACAAAGAAATCTTCATAAGATGTTTGTATTGTAAGGGTTCTGGAGAACGAGAAGAAGATATTAATGAATTAATGTATCAAGCCAAGATGACACTATGGTTTAACAAGCACATTCATATTGATAGATGCAAAGTTTGTGATTTAATTGAAGACAAAGATCAATATCCTTTTGGTGGTAAATTTCTTTGTCCATTAGCCAAAACTACTTTTATGATGATGATGAAAGAATATGCTGAAAAAGGTCCAAAGATGGAAAAAACAGGTTGTAGTAAATGTATGGGAATGGGAACATTCTCCAGTTTTGATATGAAAACAGGAAAGTATTTAACTCAGGAAGAATATGAAGCAAGAGAAAAAACTAAATCCAATGACTAACAAAGAAAAACTTTTGAAGATTCGTCGTCTGTTAAAAGAAGCATATGACCATTATTTCAAGTTAAGCGACGGTAACTGCAAAAGCGGAGAAGGTTTTATTAGTATAGAATTTGGTGATTATTGGAGCGATCCCAAGTGTGGGTGTGAAATCAAAGGAGTTTGTATAGGTTCTTATGTTTTTGGTCCGCATAGAACGCACTACTATGATTCTTTAGATGAAGCATTAGAAGATGTTACCAAGTGGCACAAAGAAGAAATGAGTATGACATACGAAGATTATCATATGGATGATGAAGAACCAACTACGTTGGATCAAAAATCAAAAACTAACTAATTTAGGGTATAATTATAGTAGTAATTATAGGAGACTACTATGATAATAAGAAGTTCTATTGATAGTGATTGTGAAGGTCGCATGTATTATACATATACAAGTATGGGTAAAGAGTATAAAGAATATCTACCTAAGTATCGCACAAGACTTAGTGAGTATAATACTGAACAGCTTATACAAGACTTAAAAAAAGATCCAAATGTCAAAGATATTTATATCTATAAAGTTAACTATAGCGATGGTCGTATTTCTTTATTGGCAAATCCAAATTACCCTATAGGAAAATTATCTTGTGAGGACAATGATTAAAGGTCTTGACTAGAGCCTACCGATATGGTATCATAAGTCAATGAGAACAGACTGGACATGGTTCGTAGAGTTAGTATTTATTTTTGCCGCATACTATCTTATTAAGATATTTTTATGAGAATTGACTTAGCACAAGATATTTTTATTGGAGACATAATTTATAATTGCTTTATGGATCAGTTGATAGTAACATCTATTAAAAAAGATATGGCTGACAATAGAGGTTTTCATCGCATAGTATTTGAGACTATAGATAACAATTCACACAAAGCAAATTATAGTTCCGATGATGTCTATTTTTCGGATCTTTATGGAGAAAGCGACGATGAAAAATCTTGGGTGGGTTGGGCCAAAGAAAATAGAGATTTTTTTGAAGTGTTCGACCATATTGAAACAATGAAAGAAATCTATAAAATAGGATTTTGCAATGGTTTTGAATATAGGCGTAAAATATCTTTTGAGGAGATGATGCAAAAATGAGTGGTCTACATAGTAAATTGATTATTAAACTGAGCAAGGCTCTTAGTATGCTTAGTCAAAAAGTGTATACTGACATTCTTACAGAAAAAGATCCTAGTCAGGATTATTCTTTGTTTAATTTATTGTCTGAGTGTCGTAACGAGTTAGCAAAGATAGACGATAGAGATTTAATGAAAATTGCCAAAATGGTAGAAAAGGAAAGTCAATGAGTTGGGATGGAACTTTTAAGTATGAACCGATGAACGAATCAAAAGTCAATGAAATATTGACTCAATATAAAGGACAGCCAGTTCTAGACTATATAATAGAACTTTATCGTCTCATAGAATACCAAAGACAAGTTATAACCCAACAAGAAAAACAAATAATAGCCCTAAAACATATGGATGCATGGAAACATTACGAAAAACCTATAGAGTCTTACAATCCTAAAACAAGAAAATATGAATAAGGAATAGTATATGCTTTGGTCAGAAGTAAAAAGATGGGCAAAAGATCAGGGTTTTGAAGTAGTTAAGGAAAAGGATGATTCTATAAATGGAGCATCTTATTATTGGGCAAAAAGTTCGGATCACTCTGTTAGCGGTATTGCACCAAGCGTTAGTAAATTAGCCACCGCTATTTTTAATACTATAACAGAGAATAAGTGGACCGAATATCAAAAAGAATATAAGGAAAAACAAGAATACAAACACTTCACTGTTACAGATTATAATTAGGAGTTATGAATGTCTAATGTTAAACTTGTCTCTGTCACACCAGATTGTGAAAAATTAATGGCTTACTGTGCTAGAGTAAGCAATCCAACCAATCAAAATAACGAGAACTATTCTAAACTCCTGAAATATTGTATAGATCATCATCACTGGAGTATTTTTGAACAAGGATTTATGACCCTAGAAATCAACACAACTAGAGGTCTGGCAGCACAAATATTAAGGCATAGAAGTTTTACGTTTCAAGAATTTAGTCAGAGATACGCTGATACAACTTTATTGTCTGATGAAATTCCTTTATTTGAATTAAGGAGACAAGACAATAAAAATAGACAAAATAGTATTGACGATATATCTGATGAAATTAGAGTAAAATGGAACGTAAAAATTAGAGAACATTTTGCCAAGGCTAAGGCTATTTATGACGGTATGATAGCGGACGGTATTGCTAAAGAATGTGCTAGATTTGTATTACCTCTAGCCACTCCTACCAGACTTTATATGAGTGGAACTGTTCGTAGTTGGATTCATTACATAGAATTACGTTCAGGTCATGGTACACAAAAAGAACATATGAATATCGCTAATCAATGCAAGAGTATTTTTGCTGAACAATTTCCTACTACATCTGAGGCTTTAGGGTGGAACCATGAATAAATATAGTATATCCGCACAAGTATATAATACATTTGATGACCATAAACAAACTCTACTTGTAAACGAAACAATATCGGCACTATCTAAAGAAGAAGCTGCCCATAAATATCAGTATGAGCATCCTAATCCAAATAGAAAAGTTGTTAAAATCTATTCAATAGAACAAATATAGTTATGGAAACTAAACAAAATTTCACAATCAAAGTTGTAAGAGAACTTTTATCTTATGGTTTCTCTGTACATTTACATCAAAAAGAACATATCGACGGGTATGGTGGATGGTTTGGTACAGATGAAGGGCAAGAAGAATTTGTTGTTGCCATGAAACATCACATGGGATTTGAAATATTAATTCATGAATATTGTCATTTCTTACAATGGAAAACTGATCGTAAATTATGGGATAAAAGTACTGAAACATACGATATATTATTTGATTGGATTTCTAATAAAGACTCTGTATTCTCAGATGAACAACTTGATAGGAGTCTACACGATATATTGGAAATAGAACACGATTGTGAAAAAAGGGTTTTGAAAATTATTAAAAACTGTCCCATAGAAGAATTTGATGCAGATAAATATATGAGGGCTGTTAATGCCTACCTATGGAGTTATCATCTTAATAGAGAATTAAGGTTAAGGCCAAAAAGACCAATTTACTCAGAAAGAGTGCTGGATCATATGCCTAATGTTTTTAATTCTGATCTGTCGTTTTATTTGGATCGTAGTAATCTTACCGATTCAATTAGACAAGCATTGTTGGTTGAGTACGAATAATTCTAAAGTGCCGGTTGACAATCTGACGATACTAGGATATAATCGGACCAACGGAGGCTTTATGAATAAACTTGGATTGTGTTGTATTTCTCTCACCTTGAAAGATCAAGGTTTTGGTCATCAAACTATGACCTATAAGCGTTTTAGTTCTTTGCCTAGAGAAGAAGCACTCGATATTCTTGGATCTCGTATTCTCAATAATCTTGTTGTTACAAATAAGACTATACAGTTTTGTGCAGATAACAACTATGTTTATCGCGTTAGTAGCGATATATTTCCGCTTATTACTTACGATGAAGCGAATGTTAGTTTAGAGGATTTACCTAATCACGATGAAATACAAGATGAGTTTGATAATATTGCGGAAACTATTTCCTCTACTAGCGTTCGTGTTTCTGCTCATCCAAGTGAATTTAACAGTTTGGCTAGTCTCTCCGAAAAAGTTGTTGAAAAAACCATCACAGAACTCAACTTCTACAGCAGTTTCTTTGACAGAATTGGACTTCCAGCAGATACTAGATCACCAATGAATCTTCATGTTCATAACAACAATGGAACAAGAGAAGAAATTGCACACAGATTTTATCAAAACTTTAAAAGACTTGATACAAATTGTCAGGCTAGACTCACTATCGAAAATGACGATAAGCTTAATTGCTGGAGTGTACGAGAACTTGTAGATATTTTTCATCCAATTACCCGCATACCAATTTGCTTCGACTATTTGCATCATAAGTGTCATTCAAATAATACTACTGAGGTAGAAGCAATTAATATGTGTTATGATACTTGGCAAACAAGGCCACTTTTTCATTATAGTGAAAGTCGCCCCGGAAATAATCCACGCGCCCATGCAGATTATCCTGAACAAACTTTCGATAATTATGGTCTAGAATTTGATATAGATATGGAACTTAAGGCTAAAGACTTAGCAATCGCTGAATACAATAAACTTTTAACTACACTTTCAACTAAGTAAGGAGATTAATTATGGGCCAAATTGGATCTATTGTAATCGATGATAATGTAAATACTCAAGCGGTAATCAACTTGCTTAAAGAAGATAAAAAGATTACTATTGGTAAGGAACAGGTTACTGAGGATGGGGTTCGATATATTCCAATAGAGAAAAACTAATATGAGTGCATGGTTAATTGCTTTTACTGGCTGCGTATATGCCTATGTAGCATTTGAACAAGGATACAAAGGGAATACTGGTATGCTTATAGCATATTTAGGATATGCTTTTGCTAATATTGGATTGTATATGTTAGCATCTAAATAAAGGATTTATTCTATGAAAGAACCACAAAAAATTCCATTAGATCCATCAACACCAAAAGCAAAACAGGTTAAACAATTACCATTAAGAGGATTGTATCCAGAAGCGATGCATGATGATGTCTATATTAGACCAGACAACGATTCAGTATATATACCAGTGGATATTTTAAATAAACCAGTTGAACAGTCATTTATTGAAAACTCAATAAACAATTTGGATAAAAATGAAGATTCTAAAAACAGCGATTAAACTTTCTTACGAGCGTTTTATTCCTAATCCGTATCAAAGAAGGTATCATTTTGCAATAGCGTTTGATGGCAACAGACCAATTTGTCTCAGCCAAAACAACCCGATCAAGGTTAATGCTAAGGCATTTAGAATGGGTCAAAGATTTAATATACAAACCTATAAGGAATTTCCATATAATCATGCTGAGTCTCATCTTATTTCTCAATTACTTGATCGCTATAATACCATTGGTGTTGATTGGAGCATTGTTGTTGTACGAATTGGAAGAGATGGAAGAATGAGGCTTAGTAAGCCTTGCGTTAATTGTGCTAAAATTTTAAATGCAGTTGGTTTGAATGATATTTACTGGAGTGTGGGCGACAATAATTTTGAAGATAGTGGCGGTGATCAAATAACAATAGATAGTGATTATTTTTTTAAGTATGCCAAAGGAAAGTTTTATGCTAAGAACAAGAATTCATTATTGGTCATCTAGTAAATTTGCTGACTGGATTAGAGGAGAACAGAAACCCCTTGCTTTAGAATGGGATGCATGGGATGACTATTATAATGATCTGAAGAAAAGAAAACCTATTAGGTATTGGTTTACAGAAAAATTTCTAAAATGGCTACAAAACACAATATATTTTCCGTATGATGTTTATAGAGAAATTAAGATCTATGTTCGTAATAGATGGATAGATAAAACTCATTATCTAAAAACAGGATTAAAACCAGGACACTGGTATGAATTTGACTATCGACTAATGCATGGATTATTTAATGAGCTTGTTGATTTTGTAGAAATTGAATTAGCAGATCAAATGACATGGAAAGATAAAGAAAAATACAAATTTAAGAATGGTCGATGTGTTGAGGCTGCTTATGATTATTTTAAGTGGGCTAATAATCTGAAAAATAAAAATCAGCAAGGGAAAAGAGTTTTGAGTGAACAAGCAAAAGCAAGTCGCAAAATTCAAAAACTGTATGAGTGGTGGACGATTAAAAGACCGAATAGGTTAGAGCCAGCAGCAAAAAGCGCATGGGATCAAGTCTATGATAAAATAGAAGCCAATGATTTTAAAGCTAGAAAAAATGCTCATAAATATTATCTTAAAATGCTGAAAATAGAAGAAGCATATGATCAAGAGGACGAAGATATGATGATAGAACTCATTAAAATTCGTCGCCACCTGTGGACTTAATCTTTAAAGAAGTGTTGACAGAACGACGATAGTGTGATATAAACAGGGTCTTGGCACTCAAGATCACAGGAGAACACTATGGTTTGTCTTTATTGTCGCAGCATGATTCCAGAGGGCAGGGTGGAGTTTTTGCAAGAATACAATAAGCCAATGGTTTGTATAGAATGTTCAACAGAACAACGTGCCGTTGGTTTTATGGACTGGAATCATAAAACAGCACCTAGTTTGGTTATGGTTCCTGCAAATGCTAGAGAAACTATTCGTAAACTTGATAGGGCAAATAGGAGAGCAAGATGAACACAAAAACAACTATGACTTGGCTTGATCTTTATAATTTCCTACATGATCAGGCTAATAAATTTGAAAATATAGGCACTTTTAACTGGAATAATCCAGTAATGATGCACGATGCTTCAACTGGTGAAGAAGCATATTGCGATACATTGGTGATAGATAATGATAGAGTAGTATTGGCTACTAATATTGAGAGTATTTTTGCTGAAAACAAGGAGGGCCGATCTTGATGCACGATATAGAGATAGAGAGTCTTTTGTTTAAACAAGTTGAAAAACCTAAGCATCATCTAATGACAAAGGTGATTAATGTCTATGATAATAGATATAGAATTAATATCTATATTCAAATAGAAGAAGATGGTCTGATCAAAAAGAAAATTGCGGCTAGTTATTTCTGTCACTATAGTCCAGGTAATCTTACAATTATACCAGACATAGATAAGAAAGATGAAAAATGATCAATGAAAAACCAGTATTCGGAGTTCGGGGATTTTTCTTGTATAGCCCAATTTCTCAAAAATACTTTTTTAGAGTCTATTATTTAGATGGTAAATTTATAGATTATGACATAAGATGCGAAGAAATAGAAATCGAACTAATAGGAGAATGGAACTCCCTGTACCATAATACAGAAACAGACGAGCATTATATTGATTGGTCAAGCAAGGCACTAAAGAAATGACAGAAACACTACAGTCCCAACTCTGTGCTAAATATAGCTCCCTATTTGTTCTTAAAGATAATATTACTGAACCAATTGGTGCTTATGGTATAGAGTGTGGTGATGGCTGGTATGATATTATATCCTCGGTTTGTTTTAGTATAACACAACATGAGTTTAGCATACAAGACAGAAACAAATACTTGGAGCAACAAAATAAAACTACCATAGACTATGAACCTGTTAGGTTCACCCAAATAAAAGAAAAATTTGGGGCATTAAGAATTTATTATTACGGAGGCGATGACTATATTAGAGGGTTGATCAGAATGGCTGAATGTTGGAGTTTAACCTCTTGTGAAAAATGTGGAGAAAAGGGTAAACCAGATAAGAGTAGTTGGATTATGACACTTTGTAATAATTGTAAGAGGAAATAAATGTGGAACTACTATTTAGTTCAAGAACTAATCATGAATCAGCAATGGATTGATCAGAATGGTGGTAATTGGTCTGCTGGTAGAGTAGAGTGTTATGACACCGAAAATTCTTATGGATATTCCAATCGTGAATACTTTCTAATCATAGATAAAAAAGATTGGTATAAATTTGATGATTATTTACGATCAATCAATACAGATCAACTAAAAACTTTGGAAGAATTAATAGCGATGAGCGACCTACCGATCATTCAATTCCAGAATGTCTAAAGAAAGCGTGTTGACAATGCCGATTAGTGTGTTATACTTACAGCGTAACAACTACAAAACCATAGGAGCATAACAATGGCTAAGGGTCAAAAGACTTGCGATAAGTGTGGAACTACAACTGGTCCCCGTGCATATATGTGCAAGAAGTGTAATACGCCTTTTGTTTTTAAGGCAAAAAGCAAAGAGGCTAAGAATACAAAGATCATCCGAGACTTTAATTGGAGAGAACTTGTTAAGGGTGATCGTATTAGGGTTACTGGCGGGCCTTATTTCGTTACCAGTGGCGAATTCATTCCAATGGGATATAGGGGTAGGTTTGTTGTTGAGGGTCTTGATCAAAACGGTATTCTTGCTTGGGGTTTGGACAAACATACTGGATTCGCCCACATTTACATGGGTGGAGATATTCAGAACAAGGAAACTGGCGTCTGGAAAACAAAGCACAAGATGATGAAGTTGAAGCAGAAAACGGAGAATTTGTCGTGAGTATGACGAACGAACAAAAAAATGAGTTGGATAAATTGATGGAGTATAGGGATGATATAGTGGCTTCTCTATTTAAAATAGAGACAATACTCAAAGTGTATTTCCCTGAAGAGTTTGAGAGAGCGATTCAATTTTATATACCGCAAATTACGACTGCTCTTTATGAAGATAAAAAGTGGCTAAGTAGGGGAGACTATAGTTTGCAAAATACTATTGACAATCTGCTTGAGCGGTGTAAAATTAAAGATAGTCAACTTGGTGGAGTGAAAAAATACTTTTAATTTGGACAATATATGGAAAACTACAGTATTATTGATATGAATGGTTATGCTATCGGTATGCGTGAAGGCGTAGCCAAATCATTTTCAGAGGATTATTCAGAAAATCTTGATGAGTTTATTAGTGTCGATCAAGTTATTAGTCTGGTCGAACAACATAGTCTTGGTCAAGATGAGGACGGGTATCATATCATTAATGAAGAAGTTTTCAATGATATTTTTAATGATCTTAGAGAATGGATGTATGGTGTTGGTTTATCAAAGTTAGCATCAAAAGGTTATGTAGAATGTGCTTGGGATGATGATGCAAACGAAATGATTTTTTGGCTTGCGGACAAGAATAAAACATCAATACCCAATAAACCATCGGCATAATGTCAGATAAAGAAAAAATAATACAAATAAAAGAACAAATAGATGATTTAAAAGAATACCTACACTCTGATATTTGTAGAAGTTGTGGTGAGATTGCACTTAAACTTGAAGGATATATTCAGGAATTAACATCTTTACTAAATAAAAATGACACTAATTGTTAATTTTTTCGGTGGGCCTGGGGTTGGAAAAAGTACGCTGGCTTCTGGAACCTTTTTTCATTTGAAGCAAAAACGTATCAAGTGCGAACTAGTGACAGAATATGCTAAGACATTAACTTGGGAAAACAGACACTCCACACTACAATGTCAACCATATGTTTTTGGTAAACAGTTGTATAGTCTGGAAATTCTTATTGATCAAGTCGATGTTATTATTACAGACTCTCCTATTTGTCTAAGTTTATTTTATAAAGCGGATAGATATCCTCCATCTTTTGCTCAGTGCGTAATTGATATCTTTAATAAGTTTCACAATATCAACTACTATGTCTCAAGAGCAGAAGATCAGTATGACGATGTAGGCAGACTAAGCAGCATTAGTCTTGCAAAAAATATAGATGAGAAAATTTTAACATTTTTAGATGAATTCTACATAGACTATAAAAATATTCCAAGAAACTTTGAGAGTGCAGAACTGGTAGCCAAAGAGGTTATAGAAAAACTATGAATGTTATTGATGCTCTAAAAGATTTGTCTATAGATACAATCAAAACATATTGCCAAGATAATGCCATATCAGCCGATGTTGCTATGATTAATATTGGCGGAGACTTTAATTTAAGTACAATGGTCCGTAATGCAAATTTTTTTGGTTTTAAATCTGTACATTATGTGGGTAAAAAGAAATGGGATAAAAGAGGTAGTGTAGGAACGTACCACTACACTCCAATGTATAACTATAATACAGAAGAATCTTTTATTTCACATTTTACAAATAGAACAATTATAGCTATTGAAAATAATATTCCCGAATTTGCAGATAAAACAATAGAATTATTTGACTATAATTTTTCTGGTATTATTGATCCTATTTTTGTCTTTGGTGAAGAAAAGAGAGGGTTGTCACATTACATACTTGATCGTGCAGACATAATTCTTACTATTAAGAACCATGGTAGTGTTCGTTCATTGAATGTTGGTACAACGAGCGGAATAGTTATGTCCTATTATAGAAGTATTTTATCTCAAAGAAAATAGCATGAAACAACACCCTGTTTTTATTATTTTGGTCGGGCTTTTCATTTGCTCTTTGGGGTTTAATATATCTATGTGGCAAAGTAATAAAAAACTAGTTTACCAAATACAAAAATTAGAGGCTGGCCCAGCAAAAGGATTATTTTTAACCCCAGACGAAAAAACAGATAAAAGACTATCTGACGAAGAAATCCAAGAATTAATTAGGCAGATGCTAGATAAGATTCAAAAAGAAAGGATGACATAATGGGGGCGTAATGGTATCGACTACGCTATGTGATTTATATTTGCAGGTAGTGGTTGATCGACCGGCCACTTTAAAAGTCGATTAAACGCTTTAACTGGCGAAACTCAGTTAGCCCTTGCTGCTTAATAAAAAGCAGTAACAATCTTAGAAAGCGATGAAGGTAGCGTTCAAAAGATTGTCGTAAAATCCTTCGGCTGCTAGAATAGCCAACGGGTTCTAGCCTGAGATTTGTTGGTGCAGAAAGAAGAATGTTTTTTGTTCTTTATTCTTTCTTAAGACTTATGAACAAAATAAACCTGTAGACAATATAATGATCTAACGATAGGACAGGGGTTCGACTCCCCTCGCCTCCACTAAATACTATGATTGATAAATCAGATGTAATTACATATACCATAGAAGATAATCTAACAAGCCTCATAATCTCTAATGCAAAAAAAGCAGAGATAGGAGGTACTTCTCAAATTAGAAAATCTCAAGACAGAAAATCTAGTCTTGCTGAAGATCAACTTGTAGGACAAATATCTACATATTGTGCATCTATGATACTGACAGGATCTCCTAATGGATATATTAAAGCAAGAGAAAAAGCTAATAATAATCCATTTATAGGAGATAATGGTATCGATATAGATGGTTTAACGAATATTGATATCAAAGGTAGTCTGATGAGATACTCATCCGATCCTCTAAAATATAGACTGTTAGTTAGATCAAAAGAAAGACATGATAATTGGATATATGTTTTGGGTTTAGTACCCAAAGAGCGTCCATATAAGTGTCACCTTGTAGGATGGATTAATGATTCAGAATTACCTTCGTCCACCTATAATGGACCTATAAAGTCTTTACATGGTGCATACGTTGTGGAGGCCACAAATCTCAAAAAAATAAAAGAATTAATAACTCAAACAAAAAATATAAATCTATGAATAGAAGACATTTTATATCTCATTTATCATCAGTGTCTACTTCGCTATATGCTTCTTTGACTTTTAGGAATAGTATAGCGGCAAATGCTGAAACTCTCCGTAAAAATAATAAAAGTGCTATTCTAATATGGTTAGGTGGTGGTGCTAGCACTATAGATATGTGGGATTTAAAGACCGGAGCAGCAACCGGCGGTGCATTTAAACCTATAAATACAAATGCTGATGGTATTCAAATTTGTGAACATCTACCTCTTTTAGCAAAAAATATGGATAAACTAAGTATTGTCCGTAATATGAGCACAAGAGAAGCGGATCATACAAGAGGTAGATATTATATGCATACCGGATATATACCAAATCCTAATATTGAATATCCTAGTTATGGTAGTGTAATATCTCATGAATTGGAATATTTATGTAAAGATTTAGACATACCTTTATTTGTTAGCATAGGCGGAAGTAGTATTGGTCCAGGATTTTTAGGCATGAGTTATGCTCCATTCGTTGTCAATACTAATGGAACTGTTAGAAATCTTGATATGGGGTTAGACGATAACAGAATCAAACAACGTATGGAAATGTTGGCAACAATTGAAAATAAATTCATTAAAGAAAATCGTGGAGAATTTAGTATCGATCATTATAAAATACTAAATAAAACTTGGAAAATTATGCACAGCGATCAGATGGATGCGTTTAAAATTCTTTCTGAAAAACAACAAGTCAAAGACAGATATGGTAATTCTGCTTTTGGTAAAAGCTGTCTTATGGCTAGAAGATTAGTAGAATCTGGGATACCTTTTATCGAAATCGATTTTGGTGGTTGGGATAATCATACTGATATTTTTACAACATTACAGAACCAAAAACTTCCAGACTTGGATAAAGGTATGAGTGCTTTACTTGAAGATTTAAATGATAGGGGTCTGTTAGATACCACAACTATTATATGCATGGGCGAATTTGGTCGAACCCCTTCTATTAATTCTAACGCTGGTAGGGATCACTGGGCTAGAAGTTGGAGTGTTGTTGTAGGAGGAGGTTCTTTTAAAAGAGGTATGATTGTTGGTAAAACCAATGAAGATGGTAAAGAAGTTGTAGGAGATATATACACTTCACAAGATTTAATGGCTAGTGTCTTAAAAAGTTTAGGCATTTCATTAGAAATTATATTTACTGCTAAAAATGGTAGACCTATGAAAATTGCAAATTCTGGTAAAGTTATTACAGAATTATTTTAATTATGTCTAGAAAAATTTGTACTTACTGCGGTAAAAGAAAGAATAAAGCAAGTTTTCCCAAGCATAGTATGTATAAAGATAATTTAGATAGTAGATGTAGAAAGTGTATAAAAAAACATTCAAAGATAAGAAGTAAATTACATAAAAAGGCTCCACCAAAACCAGAAGTTTGTGAGTGTTGTGGAAAAGTACCTTATAAATGGTGTTTAGACCATGACCATGAAGATAATAGTTTTAGGGGCTGGCTTTGTGAACCATGTAATACTGGTATTGGTAAATTGGGAGACAATATACAGTCTATTGTCAATGCTATGAATTATTTTCTGTCTAGGGAAAAAAGATATGAATAATATTAGAAAACATTTACAAGAAAATAATATGAGTTATTTACAGCATTTTCATTTTGCTTGGATGCATGGTGCTGTATGTTTAGTAGCAGGATTATGTTTAATGATTCATGCTATATTTCCCTGCTGGTTTCAAACCACTGGAAGTGATTTAGTTGGTCTTTTGGCAAATGTGTTCAAGAAACGACGCAGAATAGACGATACTTGACAATACAGATATGCTATGTTATACTGGACGTACACAGGAGACTTTGAAATATGAAACATCATTTTGACTATGTTTGGGGTATGGTTCGTGATCTTCGTGCTACAAGCAGCACTATTGATAAGCAAGGCATTATTGAGGATTATTGCAACCATAATTCCGAGGCTGCAAACTTTACTAAGAAAATTCTACTCTATACTTATCATCCTCTTTGGCAATATAATGTCACCAGCGACAACTTGAAGAAAAAGGCATCTCTTACAGGAAAGAAATATGACAATATATTTAAGCTTTTGGATGATCTCAAGTCTCGTTGTATTACCGGGCATGATGCTATTGGTGCTGTTAATAGTTTCATTGATCAACATCAAGAATATGAAGAATTGATTCATTGTATTGTTGACAAAGATCTAAAAACCCGTGCTGGAGATAAGATTATAAATAAGGCTATTCCAGACCATATTCCAGAGTTTAGCGTTGCTCTGGCAGATAAGTATGATCCTAATATTGTAGACTGGAAGGACGGATGGTATGTTAGCAGGAAGATTGACGGTGCTAGATGTGTCGCTATTGTTGATTCTAATAGTAACACTACTTTCTACTCCCGCACAGGAAAAGAATTTGATACTCTTGGCGTTGTTGCTGATGGTATTAAGGCTCTTGGTATTACTAATGTAGTATTTGATGGTGAGCTTTGTCTTGTAGATGAAGATGGAAATGAAGATTTTCAGGGTGTAATGAAACAACTGAAAAAGAAAGACCATACGATTCCTAATCCTTCATATAAAATTTTTGACCTAATAACGCACGACGAGTTTTATAGCAAGAAGGGAGAGCATAACAGACCATATTCTATCAGATATGCTGATCTGGTCGAAACTATGAAACTGAATGACTGTCCTTGTTTGACAGTACTAGAACAAGACAAAATAAACAACGATGACCATTTTGCAGAGTGGGTTGCTAAGGTTGGTGCTAATTCTTGGGAGGGTTTGATGCTTCGTGCTGACGAACCCTATAAGGGTAAGCGTAGTAAAGATCTACTAAAATACAAATCATTTTCCGATGATGAGTATGAAGTTATTGATGTAGAAATGGGTCCATTTAGATATGTTAAGGATGGTGCAGAGTGTGAGGAGAGTATGTTGTCCTGCGTCACTATTATGCACAAAAATCACCCTGTTCGCGTCGGTTCTGGATTCAGTATTGAACAAAGACAGGACTTTCATAAAGACCCCAAAAAGATTCTTGGAAAAATTATTACTGTTCAGTATTTTGCAGAGAGCAGGAATCAGGATGGTGGTATTAGTCTGAGGTTTCCAACATTTAAGATGTTGCACGGATTTTTTCGTGAAGTATAGACATATTACACAGTAGTGTATACATAAGTGTGTCTAAATTTTTAAAACTTCACTAGGTTATTAAAATAAATTATATGAATATAGAAGAATTTTATGCTGCAAATTTATTAGATCCTAATTTTGATGAAAATTTTTACGAACAGGAATATCCAGAAACAAAAAATTTTTATCAACCATATTGTGAACACCACAACATAAGTAATAAATATCGATTGTATTTTCATTGGATAAAATATGGATTATCTAGATTTTACAAAAATTATCAAGATAAAATAGCTGCCAATAATCCAGAGGAATACTATAAAGATTATCCAGATACAATATCTAATGAAATATTATTAATCTGTAATATCTATTCTGGATCTAGCAGATACAAAGACTTATTGCCCCATTTTATAAACTATTATATTAGTTTGGGTATTAATACTATTATTTTTATATGTGACGAATCTGTTAAAAATTATATCTTGTCATTAAATCTTCATACTGAGCAGTTAAGTTTTGTGGTGTATGAAGATGGTTCTATGGTAAAGCCAAGAGGACATAACGGAACAAATGATTCTATTAGAATAAATACTATAAAAAAACAAAAACAATCTTGGTATGTAGTAGCAGACCTTGATGAATTTCATGACATAAGTCCATATGAATCATTTACTTGTCTCATAGATGTGTGTGTGCATGAAAAGGCTTACTTTGTTAAATCTGTCTTACTAGACAGGATGGCTTCAACGGGAGTTATACCAAAACACATAGATAACAATATACCAATCATACAACAATTTCCTACAATAAAAAATATTACTAAAGATATAATGTTAGCTGATTCCTCCAAGTGCATATTGATGCATCATAGTGTGGATGTTTTAGCTGGTCACCATTCTGTATATAATAGTAAAAATCTGAAAGCTTTTAGTCAAACTTTTGTTACGAATCACTATAAGTGGTTTGGCGAGGTTTTGAGCATAGAAGAATTTAAAATGAACGAAAGAAAAAAGATAGGGTTCGACTACTATAAAGAACAAGAAAGACTTTTATATAGTAATCTATTTAATGCAAAAAATAAGAAACTTTTTTTTACTATAGTTGATAGCTCATTCAAAAAAGAAGCATTAATATGTATTAAAAACGCTATGAAATACAATAAGGATTGTGATTATATTGCTGTTATAACAGATATGGAATTCGAGCCTTTTGTTTTTAACGGAATAACTTTTAACTCACTATTGGAAATTAAAGATGAAATTATTCCTACTAAATATAGGTCAAATAATAATGTATTGAGATGGTCTTTAAAGCCAGTAATGATTGAACATTTTTTACAAATATATGATAAAGTTATTTATGTTGATCCAGATATTTTATTTATTAACTATTGGCACTTTTTATTTGATGATATCACAGGGGTTTTATTAACTAAACATAATAGGTCGTTATACCCTGGAGGATATCAATATGCTATAAATTTTACGGATGGATTTTTTAATGCAGGTTTTATTGGCGCTTCTAAAAAAGGTATCCCGGCAATAAATTGGTGGAAAAAAGCCGTAGAATGGAAGTGTGAAAAAAATTTTACTGAAGGGTTATTTGACGATCAAAAATATTTAGATATAATGACTTTAGAGTATTTTAATTTAGTGAATATATCTCAGCATAAAGGTTGTAATATTGCGCCCTGGAACTCTAAACTCATAGAAACATACTGCGCTAATAAAACTTGGTATCTTAAAGAAAATAATTCACCAGTCATTTTTATTCATTTAACAAAAAATTCATATTCGTCACCAGATCCAATATTATCCTATCATTGTTCTAAATTAGAAAGAAAAAAAATAAAATATGATAAATTTAACAGTATGCTTATTGAATTGGCGAAGACCAGAGAATCTAAATAAAATACTAGATTTGTTATATGGAAAAGTAAAAATTTTTTTATGGGATAACAGCGGAATCTGGCCTAAAGACTCTAGGGTGGATTGGCAAATTACATCATCTGCCAATAAAAAATGTCCTCCTAGATGGTGGATGTTGCAACAAGCACAGACAGATTTTGTGTGTTCTTTAGATGACGATTTGATATTTAAGGATATAGAAATTTTTAATGAATTAATAAAGTTTATGGATAATAATTCTGACTGCATCGCTGTGGGTGGTTTTGGCAAAAAAATTCATAGATATTTACCTTATAAAAATTGGGGGTGGATCACTGATGTAGATGAAGATACAGAGGTAGATTTTCTACTTGGTAGATTTATATTCACTAAACAAAAAAATATAAAAAATATCATTATTGATGATCTAGAAGATGATATACAACTATGTGCTACTTTACGGAAAAAATATAATCAAAAATTGATTGTTCCTCATCTATTAAGAGATCAAATATTGGAATTACCAGATGATTTCGCCTTATGGAGAGAACCAAACCATTTTACAAATAGGCAAAATGCGGTGGATAAATACTGGTTTATAGATCATAGATATCAAATAAGTAATTTGTTGCAAGATGATATTGTTGGATGTGAGCTAGGTGTTTTTGAAGGAGATTTTGCTAAAGTATTAATAGATACTAAAAAATTTAAAAAACTATATTTGGTAGATACGTTCAGTGGTGTTATTCATGGAACTAAAGAAAAAATATACCAAGATGGAAGTGTCTTATTTGACAAAGTTAGGCAAAGATTTCTTAGTGATCACAATGTTCATGTAGTCAAACATGACTCAGTTGGATTTTTAAATTCATTAGAAGATAATAGTTTAGATTTTGTATATATAGATACTGTTCACACATACCAACAATGTATACAAGAACTTAATGCCGCTAGAAGAGTTGTTAAAAATGATGGTCTTATCTGCGGACATGACTATATGAGAGATAGATTTCCAGGCATTTGTCAAGCTGTTGAAGAATTTACCGCAAATTATGGTATAAGATTTAGATTAACTCAAAAAGAAGTATATAAAAGTTTTTTTATAGTCAATCATAAGGAATAAATAATATTATGCAAGAAATCAAAAATTTATTAGAAACAATAGAGCAATTCCCTCCGAATTTAGATGATATTATTGGTAAAAAGGGTTTATTCATTAGAAAAGAAAAAGAATATTGGATAGGGGAGGTAAAGGCTCAACATCAAGCCCAA